GTGCAATTCAAATTCCCTTCGGATGACATCCTCTGGTAGGATCGCAGTTAGCTCCGGTTCCCAATTTAAAATCAAAGAACCGGGGATCACGTAACGGGACGGGCCGGGGTGTTGCTCGCAATGCCCGCCGATGATCCGCCATTCCCGCGTTGAGCCGTCCACCGGCATCCTCGCCCATATTTCTCCGCACGTAGGGCAGAACATTGCGTAGGGCTGCGGCTGCTGGGCTTCAGCGTGAACGAATCGGAGGGAGTCCTCAGAAGATCCCAAATAATCCCCAGAGACCCAAAAGTGGCGGATATAAGCCATAACAACTACCCGAGAAGTCCGCGCAACTCATCTCCGAGAGCCTTCGAGTCGCCTGCGAACACGCCGGGCAATTGAGGGGCAGGTGGAGCACCTTCTGGACGCGTGAATCCCCAGTTGGCTTCGTAGTCAGCAACAGATATTTCGGCACGCTCTAAGGGGTCCCACACTCTTTGCACGAAATGGGCTGGCAGCCATTCGTCAGGCGTACTGGATTTACAAATTCGCTGAAATTGGCAGCCGCCATATTCTGTACAAGCTCCGTCGAGGTCATAATCCCAGTATCCTTCTTCCCAACATTGAATCATCCTGCGGATATCTCGCAGGGTTTGCTTTTCCCACAGGGCAATCTCATGAGGGGATCGGTACGTGGGAACCTCCATCGTGTCGTATTTTGTCTTTAGAATTGAGACACCCCGAACAATAGTCCCCTGAGGTTTTATACTCTGTTGCATCAACGCCCAGTTATAGCCTGTAAACTGTGATCGCGTCTCCCACTGACGGGCGAATGTAGCACCTAGCGCCGACGTGGTTTTTTCGTCGTAGTTCCAGATGCCTGTTCCGTGTCGATTAGCAACCATGTCGGAACGTCCCGTATAGAGTAAGGGATTCCCAGTAACAGGATGGTTGATTTTGAGTGGTTCTGCGAACGAGAATTCGATGCCTTTGCGACCGCTGGGTAGAGTAATCGGCTCCGCACCATCGCCCCCTAATGGGTAGTTGAAGAGATAAAATTCGAAAGCTCCGAGCATGCGTTCGAGGGATTTTGCCGATTCTGGTGGGCAATCAAAATCCCCGTAGCTCTTGATAAGAGCTGTCATGCCGATCGCTTCAGCATCAGAGTCAGACTTGCCATCGACGTAGAAAGCTTCGCGGGCTGCTTCGATGGCTGAGGCGAATGCACCACCGGCGACCAAATGCACAGACTTAGCTACCGGTTTCCAGTGCTCAATATAGCTCAGGAAAAATTTCTGGGGGCATGCTCTGAAGGCCGCAATTAAAGTAGAGTCCAGAGCATTCGGGAACATGGGGCGGAATTTTTGCATATCCTAGCCCTCAATCGCCAGAAGACTGTTGTACACCGATTGCAATTCTGTAATCTTTTTCTGAAACTCTGCCCGCACTATCTGCATTTCTACCTGAACAGCTTTTGCTTTACCTGCCTTGAAGTCAAAACTATCTGGCACCTCGAAAGTAAAAGTTTGAGGTTCTGGAAGCATCACCCAACCATATTCAGTCATATCAGCAGTTGAAGCTGAATAGACTATTTTCGTTTCGTATTTGTCTTTTTCACTGTCGTAGTACATTTGCTCATCTACGTGAATGAACATTTGTTGAGATTGCTGCATTTTGAGCCTCTGTAGTTGTACTACGGTTAAATACCCAATTCCTTCAGCAGATCATCGGAGTTCACATCCTCCGGTTTTTGCTTCTTCGGGGCTTTGGCAGCTCCCGACGCAGCGCGCGCCTTCGGTTTCGGAGCTTCCAGCTGCGCGCGCTCCTTGCGGATTGCCTCGATTGCAAGCTTCATTTCTTCGATTGAGAGCTGGCCGAGAGCTGCGCGGGCTCGCCAATCCTGGATTTGCTCGTTAATCAATTCGGATGCCATAAAGTTCCTCAAATTGGTTTTCTACCGGGATTAACAAATAGTAATCTATGGGGGAAACCCATGTCTATTCAGTTTTAGTTTGAGTTAATTCCCAATTCTTTCTGGCAGCTATAGCAGCTTCCAAATCCCGGCCTGTATACAAGAGCTTGGAGCCGAATTTTTGGGGCGTCATAGCTATAATGTACCCATCTTTTCTTATGCTTACACCTTTAACACCTGAAACACTATCGTTCCTTACTTTTTGAACTCTTTTATTGTCGTTCTGTTCTGCCATAGTTGCCCAATGGCAATTACTCTTTGCGTAACCTTTACTGTTATCAAGCCTTTCTAAAGTTAGACCTTCGGCCGGATCACCCATATCAGCTAAAAACTGGGGGAATAGATCCCAATCTGGGTGAACTGAAATACCCCGGCCCCCGTAATAGGGATAGACAGGACACTTTGGATTGTTGCATCGCTGCCTCATATTTACCCAGCAATCATAGGCTTTTCTATGCAGCTCTCTCCACGGAGTTTTACCTCCCATATCAACCTCCCAAATACAGTTTTTTCTGTGCTCTAGAGCAACTCACGTATAAACACTGAAAAGCCTCCCTCCGATTGCGATTATATAAGACATCGGAGTAGTCTACGAGAACATTTCTATATGTACTGCCCTGTGACCTATGAGCGGTAATTGCGTAAGCGAATCTGACATCCATAAAAAGGTCTTTCAGATCCCAAAACCTTCTCCACAGCTTTGGATTTGCCTGCGCCTCATGCGCAAGCAGCTGGCAGTCGTTATCATGCTGCTGTTTGCTTATCGGATGGATTACCAGCAACCGGACGACTTGGTTATCCTCCCGCCGGACTTTCAGCTCCAACGCGTGATACTTCGGCTCCAGCGGATGCTTACACTCAATCACCCCTTCAACTATCGCCTCGTCGTCGGTATGCAGAAGCAACTCATCATTGCGCTCACAAGGACCAGCTGCCACCACGCGATCACCGACCAGAAAGAATCCTGGTTGTGCCTCGGCTCCGAAGATAGCTGTTCGCGCAATCTGGTTGTACTCGTCAACTTTGACGTTTCTCCAGCTAATAACCTTTGTAGTGCGACCATCCGCGAATTCCCCCCGAGCAGCTGCAGCGAAGATCTGCTTTTTGAAGTCCATCTTGGAAAGCTTCCAGACCCCTTCCTGCCCGTCGTTGTCTGATTTGATGCTGACGCACGGAGACGGGCTGAAGATGACCTGACGAATATCAGAAACGAGGGAGAGAATTTGGTTGTCATGTCGCATTACTCGGGTGAGTTGCACGCCCAGATCACCACGTAGGGCTAGGGATTCGGATTCCTTTACAGGGGGTAGCTGCGCCGGGTCTCCCATAAAGACTACCTTCAGGTCGAACTTGTCAGCGATGTCGCCCAAGAGTCCGAAGAGATGCTCGTTGACCATGGAGGCTTCATCGACCACAATCACATCAGTATCTGACAAGTCCACTGGCTTCCCATGGGCAATTTGCTTAGTCTCCCCATTCTTGTCTACTCGTAATCCGAGCAGCGAATAGATCGTGCAGGCTTGGCCCACGACCTCGCGAAGGACTTTCGCTGCCTTGTTTGTTGGAGCAGTGTAAGAAATTCGCACATTAGACGCCCCAATTCGGCGGACGACCTCCCGCATGCAAGAGGTTTTCCCTGTGCCTGCATATCCACGGAAGCAGAAACACCAATTGGTGAGGAGGGGGCTGCTGATGAAGGTAAGGAGTTCTTCGATTGCTTTGAGCTGTTCCGAGATGAATTGGAACGGGGCTTCTTGCTGGTAGAGGGACGAGTCCGCCCCTGCTTGGAGGATTTCTTCATGATTCATGAAAAGTGAGCCTTAAAAGTTAACTGTCACCGCTTGCGGTGGTGGAAGGATTACAAAAATTTAGTAAGATGCTTCAACCAATCCTTGACTTCGGGGTCCCTCTCTGCTCGCACAGTCTGCATTGCAAATTCTGCCATCCAGAGAAGTAAGTTTCTGTCCAGCTCAGTTTCGAGAGTTAGCGTGATTGGAGAAAATTCTCTCTCTATTTTCATTTCGATTCCTCCAGTACCGGTGCGTAATAAACACTCAACCCCAACATATCTGCAATTTTCTTTTCCCACTTAGCTCCTTTTGAGTTCTGCCAATCCGGGAGCAGAAAAATTGCATCACATTCGGGGAGAGCGCGGACGCAGAAATGCATGTAGTACTGGTGCATAGCATCTCCCCGCAAGGGGTCAATCGGTCCTTCAATGTGGATCGGGTTGAAGATGGAACAGCCAGCGGATAGGAGCATCTGCTGTGCAAAGAGAAATTGCGGGCGATTGTTGTCTTCAATATCGGTCACAGGCCCAGAGATGTAAACCACAGTGTTCGGTTGGGGCTTGTGTTCTGTGACTGACCACATGGAGCAGTTTCGGAAATCCATTGCTCCATGCGGGGTTTTGCCGAGGTCGGAAGGCTTGAGCCAGCAGGAAACTGCAGCATCACGTCGTTCGAGGGGGATCATTTTTTCTCCTGCCGGTCAATGGATTCTATAACTGCGACAGTGAGAGCGGCAAGTTTGAGTAATCTAGCCCTACCTTCCCAAATAGTGGAGGCTCTCACATAACCAAACAGCTGATGTTCCAAATAATGAAGCCAGTCTCGCTCATCGTGCCTATCGTCATGGGCAGGGCCTCCCCATTTAAGATCCTGCCTCTCTCTTTCTTTTTCGATCTGATTTAAGATTTCAGTTCTCATTTCACCACCTCCAAGTTCTCTTCAGTTAAAAGTTCATATTCAATCACATCAGCATGTTTCACCTTCGCCCCCAAGAGATTAAAAACAACAACATTGGGGCGAATTGATTTCTTTGCCTGGCCGCGCTTAACCATTGCCTCTAGCCGGTTACGGGCGACTGTTCGAGAGTCTTTGATTATAGAGGCATATTCGGCTGTGGTGACTTTCATGACTTCTTCTCCGCTTGCACCACCTTTCCGGCGGTGAGGGCGGCGCGGGCTTGATCCGCCCAAATTTCGACGGTGCGGCCTTTGTCGATGAAGTCGTGCCCCTCGGCCATCAGTTCGCTGATCTTGCGTAAGCGCTGCTCGGCGACATACAGAGCCGCCTCAAAAGCTTCCCGCTCCCCTATCGCCCCCTTTGCGGCGTCCTCGCCGCGCATCGCTTCGACGAACAAGTTGCGAGCTTCCCCGATCAGCTTCACGACGCGATCTCGCATCCAGTAAGCGTCATGGTCATATGACGGGTCGCCGTGATAGCGGCACGAAATTGCGGTGACTTCTGTTTCGAGCCAGCCAAATACGTCATCAGTCACCGCCTCGTCTGCTTGCTCGGCGTCGCCGCACGATTTCGCGGGAGCGGCAGTCTTTTCGTCCGTCATTTCACCATCTCCAGCGATTCTTCAATCTCCGAAAAAGTCCCATCCAGCTTTTGGAAGTATTCTCGAACCAATTGCTCAAAGAAAGCTGATTTCACCCCATGAGGGATTCGGTTCTCCACCTCGGAGGTTAGGTAGGAGTCGATACGCGCTACGAGGTGGTCCGGCAGGACAATGCCGACACGTTGCGGAGCGGAGGTTTTACGGGGGCGTCCCATGCGGGCTACTCCTTAAGAGAAATAGGGATACCAGACCAGCCCTGCGATTCGTAGCAAGCCGGGCACATAGAAACATACTGCGGGCGGATTTCCACCTCCCTAGAAAGTCGGGAGAGTTCGAAAGAGTCCTTAGGGGTGAGGTAGCTGATCGCCCGCAAGCGAAGGTGTTCTTTCTTGATGAAGACACCTTCCACGCGTTGGTGCTCTGAATGGCAGGTGGAACACACTTGGGAATGGATTAAGAGTACTGCGGAGATGTTGGACCAGCCTTCCGCACGGTCCTTGATCTTCTGGACGTCCTTATAGTGGGCTTCTACTTCCGGCCCGGTCATCCAGCTGGCCGTTTTGGGGAGGACTGCCCCCTTGCGGGAGGCTTTGATGCCTTGTTTTTGTTCGCGCTGCTTCTTTTGCAGGTCTACGGATTCCCCGAGAAGGGAATCGAGGTCTGCGAATTCGTCTATAGCCGAATCGATTGTCATGAGTGAGCCTCCGAATGAGTTTTTATTATGAGTTTTGTATGTGGAAATTGCAATCCAGTTTTCTAGAGAGTTTCCCGCAGAAAGTACTAATTAGTAATAGCGGTGGGAAATAGGAAAAGCCCCTGACGCGGGGGCGAAAGGGGCTTTTGGAGCAGTAAGGCGGATGGAAAGGAGGCTCAATTCTTTCCCTATTACTGCAAATTAGGGGGCCGAGGTACGTGTCCAAGGGTTTCGTCGGCCCGTCCCAGGTCGCGAAGTCTGGGTCGCACTACATTCGGGAGTTACCACCTAGCCGTCCTTTTATCAGCTACGGCCCGCTGCCTCCGCTTTCGCGGATCTTACTCGTCACCACCACCCAGTTCTTCCAGCAACGCATCCGTGTCCACCGCCTCACCCTTCGGCTTTTGCTTCTTCGCGGCTTCCAGCTTCTCAATGATCGGCTTGATCGTCGGATTAGCGCGCAGGGCCAGCTTCTCCGAATTGGTCTTGCTCTTCAGGTAGCTCTTAACCTGTTCTGCGGTCTTGCCGGAGACTTCAACCAGAGCTTTCGCGAGAACCGAAAGACCAGCCATTGCCGAGCTTTCGCTCTTCGTGCGCTCCGCACCCCACTCACCAGCTTCCAGTCGCGCGATGAGTTCTTCTTCGGCGATCACCATGTCTTCCACATCTTCCAGACCTGCGACTTCATCACCGAGCTTTTGCAGCATGCCATGAGCGGCAAACTTCGCGAAGAGGGGCTTGTTCGCTGCGAGCTTCAGGCTGCGCGTTTCGCCATTTACGAAATCCAGGCGGATCGTCACGTCGAAGCCATCTTCCGAAATATCTGCGGTCTTGAGCAGTCGGCGCTTGCCTGCAAACTCCACCTCACGACCATCCGTCATGACGATGGTTTTCACTTCGCGCTTTGCCTTCGTGGTTGCTGTCGTGCCCACTTCAACATGTTCCGTCATTGTTACTTACTCCAGGTTGGTTGTTCCGGGAGTCGGCCCGGTTGCCGGTTGTTCGTTGATTCGATGGGGTCAACTATAGAGCAGAGCAATTCGGATGTCAACCGCCTGCCGTTAGTCCTTCGTTTTGCGGATTTGCCGTAGCAATTCGAGATTGCTATCTAGGGTTGAGGGATGGTTGATTGGCGTTTGTCGGTCGATTCCTAGGGCATCTCGGAGGGCCGCAGCGTCCTTATCGTCACCGCGACGGTAGAAATGGAGCGTGCAACCGGCTACGCGCATAGAGAGGTGTTCGCACATAGGCACGAGGTCCGGGCGGTCCCCACACGAACGCAGAGCTTTAAAATATTTGAGAATTCGAAAGCGAAGGGAGTGGGCAATCTTCTGTTCGGCAAAGTCAATCGAGAATTCGGCCCTACCTTCATGCATAGCTTTGTCTACGCGACGTAGAACTTCCTCGAATTCTGGGCCGAAATCCTTCAATTGTGTTGAGCGTGGCATACCTGAAAACTCCCGAAAATGGCGGATGGTCCCGAGAACATGATCGATGGTCCCGGCATTTCCTCGGATGGTAGCAGGTTTACCCTAGTTAATGAAACCAGCAAGTAAATCGGCCCCTAGAGCGGGGCCGTGAGTTGGTTGATAGCGAGATATCGGAATAGCTAACGCGGCGCAGGTCCGGCCGATTTGATGTATTCCAATACCACCGACATGCCTTCAGCAAACCCCATCCGCCATAGGAATTTCTCCTGATCGGACATGCTGTTAGGGGTGGATGCGAGAGCGAGCTGGTAGCGATTCTCACACACCTCTCGTAGGGATTTGTGCCGGGTTTCGTGATCGGCTACGGTTTTGCAGAGTTGTTCCGTGATTGCCGGGGAGACCGGACGTTGCCATTGTTCCATCGTTGCTATGTGTCGTTCTTCTGCCATCTGAGCCTCCAATTTCCCACCGAAATTACAAATTAGTAATCCCGGTGGGATATTCCTAAATTAAGAGTGAGCCGCGACTACAAACTCACCCCATTCCGTTGCTGTCAAATCCACCATACGATGCATCACCGATACGCGGTAGGTCGGTTCGGGGAAGAGGGACGCGAGCAACATCGCTAACGGCTCTACGCTATCCCTACCCGTCACCCAATTGGTCTCAAACAACCGATGACCGCTCGTTTCCACAATCACTTGATATTGGTGCATGTGAGCCTCCAGTTTGTTTCACGTGAAACTATCGGCCCCCCGATTTCCCCTTAGAAATACCCGTGTTGTAATAGCCAGAAAAGGCCAGAGAAAAACATTATTATGGCAACGATGAAACGGATTAGGAACATAGGCAATCTCCTAGTAGGGCCGCACGTCGATCAGCCCCCGCAGCCACATCCATGCCGCATAGCTAACAGGTTGCGTGCATTCCCTAGCACAATGTTTTTTGTAGGTGATGTAGCGAATGAACACCACAACCCCCTCACTCACATTCGAATTCATTTTCGACTCCATCCCCGCCGGGGGCAGGTTTATTTTAATCCCACGCGGATAGCTCCGCAATGCAGAACTATGGGCGTGGGATCGGTGCTTGGGCTATTCGGAGATGGAAACGAGCTTCTTCTTGCTCGTGCGTGCGTTGAGTTTCGCGGCAACCGGAGTGGGTTGCTCTGCGATGTCCGCTTCAATCCCCGAACCATCCCCCGCGTTTTCATCCGGCTGCGGCTCCATGCCCAACTCATTGAGCAGATCGTCCGTGTTGACGCCATTCACGACCGTAGCGGCCTGCAGTTCCGCCATAATTTGCACCACACGAGGGTTTTTGCGAAGCGCGGCGCGCTGCTCTTTGGTCTTTGCCGAGAGGTAATCACGAACATACAACTCGTCACGTCCAGTCATTTTCATGAGAGCGCGGAGCAGGATGTTGTTCACGCCCGCTGTGGATGTGGTGCCCTCACCGCTCGCCCGGTTCTCATTCCACTTGCCGTCCGGCGAGGCGAGCCGATCAGCGATTTTCTTCACCGCGAGGTACTTGTCATCCACGCTGGCCGATGCGCCGGTGTCGAGGTTCCGAGAGATCGCTGCAGCATCTACGAGTTTTTGCTTCAGCCCGTGGAGAATTGCCATGTTGCGGATGTCGTCATTGAGTACGTTGGCATCTACGACAATCTCTTTCCCGTTTGAGAAGTTGAGTGTAAGCGTCATTTTCGGGAGGTAGACGTCAGCGGAGATTGTGGACTTCTTGCTGGATACGATTGCCATGATTGAGCCTCTTTTAAGCAGATGAGGGATTCGGTCCCACTACCGTTTTGCGAGGTACATTATCCCGTCGCATGGAGATACATTAGAGCAAAAGACTGAGAGTTGCAAGCACTCTCTACAACTATTTGCACATCATGATGACTACGGTCACGACCAGCCCGATGCACAACACGTAGCATGCTCCGAGTGCGAGAAATTCTTTCCATAGCGGGATGTCGTGCCGATTCGCGCGCCGCCATCCGATTGAGTGGGAGTGGTGTTTCATACCAGATACCACACAAATTTCAAACACGCTATGACACCGACAAGCATTGCCATGACCATGACGAATGTATAGATGCCGTGGAGAGTTTCGAGGGTGTCATCACGACACAATTTCCACTCCCCTTTCCAGTACTCCCAATTCGATTGCTCGTCCATACAGCCTCCTATCGGGGTTTCCCCCATACTTTACTAATTAGCAATCGCGGGTGGAAACTCGCACTCTCAGCCTAACACCACACTACATCATCATAGCTCACGCAATGCAGGAACCTCACATTGCACCACACCTCGTAACACCGATGGCGGATAGCGAGGTGTAACGAGCGGTGGGTCGCGTAGACAGTCACCCCGAATTCAGCGTAGAACATCTCAATTCCCCTTCCCACACAACACATAATGCGCGAAGTCGCAATCCCCCGCGCCACCATTGCCACCATTCCCCCCGCCATTGCTACTAGCTCCCGATTGCGAGCCGTGCGCAGCCGATCCTAGTGCGCCGCTATTGCCACCGCCGTGGTGCCCGTGATTGGCGGATGCGTTGGATGCGTAGACATTGGCGACTCCACATACGACTAGGAGAACTACGCCGAAAAGAATTTGTTTCATGACAGCACCCCCACCACACTAATAACAGCGGACACGTCCAATCCGAATGCCTCTACATCGGCCCAGAAATCCTTTACAGCTTGCTCCGCCGCTTCAGCCCTATACTCGTGAGTCGTAATACCACTGCCCGCGATAGGTGCGGCGAGCACGGTGATTTGGTACTTTCTCATGACGCCCCCTTCGTTACGTGAACAACCGGACGGGTGATGTAGTAAACCCCGTCTACCCAAGCGATGAATTGATGTTGCATGCTATTTCCCCTCTACCAACAGGTCGCCGTGAATCCAATCTGCATACTCACCGAAAGTCGTCCTGAAATTTACGAGATACCGCTCACCCGTCTCGTCAGATTCCGCGAGCACGACATAACCGCACGCGTCGTTTGCCTCATGCGCACTACACACAACCCGAACCAGAGACCCGATTGCGAACATTTCTATCTCCTTTTAATTGTTACCGTACAGAAATTGATCCAGCTCCTTCTCATCCCGGATTTCCACCGTGGCCCAATAAGTCTGCCCTTTACCCGTATTACGTTCGTCTCTAACTTCAATCACATCCGATGCATAGTTGATATGTGCGATGTGATTTTTACTTAACACACTAAACATATAGTTCAGCTCCTTTGCCCGCTCATTTGCCGTGATCAATGCGTCACGTGCTTCTTTCGTACGCGGGCACCGATCAAACACCGTGTTGGCATGTTCACATTGCTTGCACATCATTTTAAGTTCAGACGGCGTGTAGAACCCCCGCATGGATACCCCGAACGAGCCATCATCAATCACGAACTCGCAGGGCAGTTCGAATCCGAGTTCCGGGAACATTGCCATCAACTCATCACTAGTGATTACGCCGTTGCTCATTTCAATCTCCGGTTGGTTGCATACCGCATTTCGGGCGTTGCATGCTGCGGTACTACGGTTAGAAATATAGACCATTTTCCAAGCCTCAACGCGATGATATTTATCTATCAGGTTCTACGTGGCTGACTATCGGATGTAATCGACTACCATCTCACCTAACTGACTCGCGGGTAAGCCATTTCGTATGTGAACAACTCGCACGACTGACAATACATATTAGAGGAATGAGGAGATGAATCAGCCATGGAGCTACGGTACGCGTGACACCTAATCGCTAGCCCCTCCCACTCACTACCGTCATTAGCATAGCACGCTAGCTCTCATGGTCAGCCATCGATGTGAGGCCGTGTGTTAGAGCTATCGCTTTAGATGTATGTGAGTGGTCACTATCGGGCTGCGGGCTGCCAAATGTTGATAATTGGTGATTATGTCAAATGGGGAGTGCGCGAGGGGTAGGGAGGGGGAAATTCCGAAGGAGGTGTGAAAATTTGCAAGACACCATCCTATTTTTTCTGAAATTTTTCAATTCTCTCGATTACTGATAACAATTCCTAGCATCCTACTGTTAGTTTTTTCTCTTAGTAGGGGTTTTTCTCATAATTTATTCCCTTACCCGCGAGCCAGTTTGCGAGAGGGGGTAGTCGATTGCGGTGCGTGCGAGGCTGTAGGTGGGTTTCCTTCCGGGATTACTAATTGTTAATTTATGTAGAAAATCCGCTGAATTGTTGTTCTGTCCCTAGTTGTTGCTGGCTGACCTCACGGGGGCTTCGCGCGTAGCGTGCGAATATGTTATCTTCACGTTAAATTAGCCCCTGGAGGGATGCAATGAAACTGAAATATACCCATGAAGCGATGATTGATCTGATTATTGCTGAGCCGACAGTCACGAATAAGGAACTTGCCACGATCTTCGATTACTCGGAAGCGTGGATTTCCCACATCCGATGTGCAGATAGCTTTCAGTCCCGAATCGCGGAGCGGAAGGCCTTGTTGGTCGATCCAGCTATCCGTCGTTCTATCGAAGATCGCCTGTCTGGCATCACCGTCAAAGCAATAGACCGAATCCAGGAGGTTCTCGATGGACCCGACGCTTCTGCATCATTTGCTCTTGATGCTCTTGGCATTGCTGCAACCGGCCTGAAGGGGCTGTGATGTCCGACGAATTTGCAATAGCTATTCAACAGATGGCTGATGCGAATACACTTGCATCTACAAGCCCTCCTACAGCCTCTTCCGCTCTTCGCTACTCGCCAGAACTGATGGTTGACATCATCCTCAACAATCCTGACTACAGCCCGAAGCAGCTCGGAGAGATTTTCGGCCGTCCGCAGTCGTGGGTGGCGCAGGTGCTTGCCTCCCAGTCTTTTCAAACCGCTCTCGATCCACATCGCTCGCAGGTACTCAATCCCGAATATGCAATGACTCTTGAAGAGCGCTTTCGTGGCCTAACCATTCGCTCTCTGACTGTCCTCCAGGAAAAGCTCGAAGCGGGCAAGGCTCTCCCTGACATGACTGTAGTTAAGATCGCCGAACTCGGGATCAAGGCACTGGGCGTGGGGCAGAAGGTAGAAAAGCCAATCTCTCCTGAAGACATCCCCCAGAACTCTTCAGAGAAGGTCGCGGAGCGCATCATGGCGGCTATGCAAAAGCGAAAAGAAGCGGAAGCGTCCAACACCGTGGATGTGGAAGTGAAGGAAATCCCGAATGGCGAATAGTCTGCAGACAACTCTCAAGAGAACAGAACTCAATGCCGAACTCATTGAGGGCTTTGCTGTAACCTATCTCTACTCAGGCTTTGACGAGCCTAAACCGACCCCTCAATTCCACCGGGAAGGTTGGGAGTTGTATAGCTCGAATGCCCTGCAGGCCTCTGTCATCGCCCCGCGCGGTCACGCCAAATCCTCCGCACTCACCCATGTCTTTATCCTAGCGACGTGCCTGTTCCGGGTAGAATCCTACGTCATCCTCATTTCCACTAATGAGGAATTGGCAATTGAACACTTGGGCGACATCAGCCGGGAGCTAACTGAAAATGAAGAACTCATCACCGACTTCGGAATCAAAGGATTCATCACCAACAGCAAAACTGAAATCATCGTTGAATTCAATGATGGACACCAGTTCCGAATACTTGCTCGGGGGTCGGGGCAGAAACTGCGAGGGCGTAAGTGGCGCGGTATGCGACCAGGTCTTATCGTCTGCGATGATCTTGAAGATGATGAACAAGTTGAAAATAAAGAACGACGGGAAAAGTTTAGAAAATGGTTCAATCGTGCTGCCATGCCGGCACTGCGGAGAGGCGGTAAGATTCGAGTGCATGGGACCATCCTGCATGAGGATTCATTACTAGCCCGCTTCCACAAGCAAACCCGCGAGAACAAGAGCTGGCAGGTAAAATTCTACAAGGCTCACAAAGCCTATGATGATTTCTCCGAAATCCTCTGGCCGGAGCAGTTCACCGAATCCGACCTCCAGGCAATCCGCCAGCGATACATCGACGATAACGACTCTTCTGGCTATTCCCAAGAATACCTCAACGATCCTTATGACAACACGGACGGCTACCTCAAGAAAGAATACTTCAACCCGATGGAAGAAGAGGACTTCGATGCGGACGTGCAGATTGCTGCTGGGGTCGATTTTGCTATTAGTAAGGCTGCTAAAGCAAACCGCAGCTCGTTCACATTCGCGGGCAGGACGGTAAACAACACTCTCAACTTCTTCCATCAGGACAAGGGCCGATGGGGGACAGATGAAATCATTGACAAAATGCTGGAGTATGAAGAACAGATCCATCCTGATGTGTGGTTTGTCGAAGATGGTGTGATCTGGAAAGCGATCGAGCCGATCCTTCTGCAGGACATGCGGATCAAAAACATCTTCCTCAATATCGTCCCTCTTCCCTCGGTTAAGGACAAAGCCACTCGCGGACGATCCTGGCAGAAGCGTATGAAAGCGGCTACCTGCAAATTCGATAAGCAAGCCGAATGGTATCCCGACTACGAACACGAATGCCTGCGGTTCACTGGCTACTCCGACTCGATCCTTGATGACCAATTCGACAGCTCTGCTATCTTGTCCCGAGGCTTCGACTCTCTACCTATGATGACTGAAGAAGACTTCATGACCGAGGAAGAGCTGGAAGCAGCCCGCACCGATCCGCCTGGGCATCAAGGCCGAAACGCAACTACAGGATATTAACCGCTATGTCAGCAACAATTGCGCAGCAAGATTCGGTCAGCATGCCCGCAGAGCCAGAAATCAAACAGCGATTTGATCTGGATGAGATTTTGAACAGTCCGAATTTGGCAGAAAAGCTGGATGAGGACACGCGGAAGGCTCTCGGTCGCTGGGTCGTTGGGGGTTATGTGAAAGACATCTCCAGCCGCACTCAATGGTCTGAGCAACATGCAGAGGCTATGAAGATCGCCCTGCAGGTGAAGGAGATGAAGAATTTCCCCTGGACAAATGCGAGCAATGTGAAGTTTCCGTTGGTGACTGTCGGAGCATTGCAATTCCTCGCGCGAATCTCCATCCTTACCAAAGGCAGTAATCTGGCTAACTTCCGAATTCAAGGGGAAGATCCTGAAGGAAAGAAGATGGCCAGGGCAAAACGGATTAGTCGGCATATTAATATCCAGCTGACTGATGATGACCCGGCATGGGCGGATATGGATGAGCAGACGAAATTCGCGGCTAGCTTGCTCGGATCGGCTTTTAAGAAAACCAGTTACGACGCAGTTTCTGGGATCAACTGCAGCGAGTTCGTCCCGGCACAGAACTTCGTAGTTGATTACAACTGCAAGAACCTGCTCACGGCTCAGCGCTACACCCATGTGATTAACATGGATGAGAACAAGCTGATGGAGAGGATTCATCGGAAGATCTTTATCAAGGAAGAAAACACCCACGCGTCATCTCCTGACCAGATCATGGTCAACATGCTGGAACGTGCCGCCAGAGAAGTCCAAGGCCTCTCCCCGAATGCCGAATCCGAAGATGTTCGAGTGCTGGAGCAGTATTGCTGGTTGGATCTTGATGGTGACGGCTATCGGGAGCCCTATATTATCAGCGTACGAGAAGATACTGGCCACTTGTACCGTATTGTTGCTCGCTTTTATGATGATGGTTCTATCCACAGGCGGTTAGACGCGCGTCAACGCCAATTTGAAACTCTGGCAAACCTTGCAACAGATGCTGCACAAGCCTCCCTTTTGGAAAGACGTGCTGTCGCCGTTCGTAACAGCAAAGAGAACACGGTCATCCGAATCGACCCGGTGCAGTTCTTTACTAAATACACCTTTGTGCCATCCCCCGATGGTGGGTTCTATGGATTAGGGCTTGGAGCTCTGCTCGGGCCTGTTAATGAGGCCGTCTCCACCATCATCAACCAACTGATTGATTGTGGGACAATGCAAACCACTGCTGGTGGCTGGATGGCACGTGGGGCTAGGATGAAAGCAGGAAAAACTAGCTTCGATCCGTTTGAATGGAAACATGTTGATTCGACTGGGGATGATTTGCGTAAGTCTATTTTCCCCCTCCCGGTGAATGCTCCTAGTGATGTTCTATTTCAGTTATTGGGTGTGCTTATTCAGTATGGGGAAAAGATCAGCTCGGCCACGGACATCATGACCGGGGTTTCTCCTGGGCAGAACACCCCGGCAACTACCTCCCAAGTGACTGTTGAACAAGGCATGATGCTCTTCTCCGGCATCCACAACCGGATGTATCGCTCCTTCCGCCACGAACTGACCATTCATTACAAGCTCAATCAGACTTTCTTCCAGCATTCTCCTAGGTTCTGGGAACTCACGCAAGGCCCGGATGCAATTTTGCAAGCTGACGACTACCGGCAGGGCAACTTCCGGGTGTTTCCTTCAGCCGACCCGACTGTAGTCAGCATGTCGCAGAGGAAAGAGAAAGCTGATAAGCTCGCGCAGGCAGCTATGACCCCCCTGGGAGCCCTCTGGGACAAGGCAGTGGTCTCTCGCATGTGGCTGGAGGCTAACGAATGGGATGTGGAAGAGATATTCCCTGATCCGCAAGGCCCGCGTGCCGTCAAACCCCCGGTTGATCCGAAGACGCAGATTGCAATGGCGAAGCTGGAGCAGGAAAAGCAGGAGCATCACGACGATATGCTGTTGGAAGTGGCGAAGTTGCAGCAGACTGTTGCCCTCAACAGAGCGAAGATCCTGGAATTGCGTGCACAAGCTGCAGAGAAATTCGCATCTGCAGACGGGGAAGGGACGAAAGAGCAGATTGGCTTGCTCAACGCTCGGATCGGAGCCCTCAAGTTGCACAACGACACTATCCTTAAAGGGGCCGATCTGGCCTTGAAGAAAGCAAAAACTGGCTCCGATGTGGAAGGGTCGTATCATAAAATGATGATGGACGTGCATGATCGGCTGACAGCGCAGGAAGCTGCCGATCGTGAAAACCTTCCCCAAACCCAACCGACTAATGATGGAGCGGCAACTTGAAACTCCCCCAAGACTACGGCCCTGAGGATTTCCTCGGATGGCTGCAAAATCCCATCACGCAAACATTTCTGAATAGCCTGCGGGATGATCGACAGGAGATAATGGAGGCGTGGGCGAGGCGTGCCTACACAGGTGACGAGGGGCAGATGACCCTGCAGTTGAATGCTGTAGGGCTGGCTCAGGTCAAAACTATTGATGAATTGCTGCAGAATCTAGAATCGAGCGCTGATGAGGCTCGGGAGATGGTTGCGGAAAAGAATAGGAGAGGGTAATGGCAGAGTATCTCCAACCCGGCTGGCGCACTACCAACAAAGGCCCCAATCCAGATAACAAATCCGGGTTTCGAGCGACGGGACACCGTATCTTGCTGGAGACTGAGGAAGTCGAAAAGAAATCCGCTGGTGGGATTGTCTTCATCGAAAAGACTGTTGTAGCTGAAGCCAACCGCGCGCAGGTTTGCACTGTGCTAGAGATTGGGCCGGATGCGTGGTCGGATAAGTCTACAGACTATTGTGAGGTTGGCGATCGTGTGCTGGTTGGGCAGTATGTTGGCAAAATGCACGAATCCCCGATTGATGGTAAAACTTACAGGTTTGTCGCTGACCTGGATATCATCAGCCCACTGCCGAAGAAGGAAGTATGAGTTACCAGATCAACTGGAAGGTGTTCGTGTGTGACCTCGGGCTCACCGAAGATGAAATTAAAGAGGTCTCTTCGAACAAAGTTCAAGTGGCTTTGCACACTGCGATCATCAAAGAGCTTCTTTTCCTCTTCCCAGATCTGCAGAATAAATTGCAAACCGGACTCAGCCCCTCAGAAGTCGTTTTCCTCCGGGATTAATAATTTGTAATCCCGGTAAATAACCGTAGTTCCATAACTGGAGTTATAGCAATGAACATACAAAACCTCACACAAGCTGAAGTTTCACAAAATACAAATGACATCAAAAGTGCCACAGAAATTTTACATGCTGTCGCGGATATTCATAGAATGAAAATAACAAATGAGTCCCGGATAGAACTTATCCAACGGCAAGTAGAACGATTGTATGAACTTCGCCGTGGTGCCCCCACTGGAGAACGTCATGTTGAAAAGTCCATAGAGCAGATCGAAGGTGTTCTTCGGAATCTTAAAGGTCTACACTAAATAGAATTTCCACTACTGGAGTTATAGCAATGAGCCTTGCTTTGAGAAAATTATTCCGCCAACTGCACGAAGAACAGACCGGGGAGGGTGGGGAGGGTGGTGGAGGTTCCGACCACGATACCGCAGTTGCCCGCGAGCAGGAACTCGAAGCCTCCCGCAAGGGCTGGCAGCCGAAGCACAAGTACAAAGGCCCTGAAGGTGGTTGGAAGGACGCTGCAACCTTCCTGGCAGATGGTGCTCGCTACAACAACCGACTGCAGGACGAGCTTGCTCAAGTCAAACGGGAACTTGCTGAATTTAAGGGCACCGCAAAACAATTCTCCGAATTTCAACAGCGGCAAATCGAGTCCCGAGATGCTGAAATCGGCTCCCTGCTCCGCGACCTCAAGAACCAGCAACGCGCAGCTATTCGGGACGGCGATGATGCCACTGCTGATGCTCTTGACGACCGCATTGAAATCCTCACAGACGAACGAGCGAACGTCAAAAAGCAGATTGAAGACACCAAGCAATCTAAAGATCCTCAAGCAGCCAACCGCCCTCCGGTAGTCAATGAGGACGGAACCACCAGTGACCCCACGGTCACAGCCTGGATCGAAGATGGCAATAGCTGGTTCCGCGAATCTCGCCCTATGCGTGAATATGGCTTTGCTCTTGCCAATGAGTTGATGGCTAATGGAGAAACCAAACGCGGTCGGCCCTTCCTCGACCTCATCACAGAGAAGATGAAAGAAGCCTTCCCATTAAAGTTTGATGAAGGCCGGAGCGATCCGACACGACGAGGGAATATGACGGAATCTGGTGGCGGTGGTGGTTCTGGGGGCCAAAAGTACACGGTCAATGATCTGCCTGAAGCCGACCGAGAATTGATGAAGGTAGGCATTCGCCAGGGCTGGACAACCGAAGCGACTTTCCTCAAGAACTATTTCGACGACTCCCCCCACATCCATCGAACCGCTGAAAAGAAAAAGTAACTCCCCCTTTCTCAGCACTTCTCCTTTCCTTTCTCTTTGAGGTATTCTCGTGGATAATGAAACCAAGACCGCAGCCGGGGCATTCCAAAAATCCCCCGACACGGACACCAACCGACTCTTACAAGCCCGTCGCCAAGGCCGCTCTCTCCGGGAATCCCGAGAGGATGGCACAGCCCCCCGCGAGCGGGAGAATGATTTGGGAGGTCTCACCCTCCAGTTGCACGTTCACGGAGAAATCCCCGGCCACAAGTTGGCTTGGGTCAACGACGAGGACGGAGCAATCGAACACAAGCTTCATCAAGGTTTTGATTTCGTCACACAAGACGAGTTATATGCAAGGCAAGCAAAGATCGTCCCGGATGAGGAAATTAGCAGTGTGATTTCCCGATTCGTGAAAGGGACTCGCAGCGATGGGCAGGCTCTTCGGGCTTACCTGTTGAAGTGTCCTGAGGATCTTTGGGCTGAAATCGAATCGCGCCGGTATCGGGCTGCAGATAAGTGGGACGCAGACATCCGCAGGCAGGCAGAAGATCCAGACCAACGCGCTGGCCTCCGCAGCCTCAGGAATCTGAGAACTGAAATCGATACTGGCTACAAGAGAGAATACGAGCTGGGGCAAGCCGCAAAAGAGCGCGGTCGTTCTAGCGAGTAATCCGCAACTTGGGGCTGGGTCGGCCCCTCTCAACAAACCCTAACTTCTAGGGAGACCATGATGGCGAATTTTACCCAACCCCGTGGCTTCGTTCCCGCTCGCTATATGAATGGCGCAGCGTGGAGCGGAGGCGGGAACATGTATTACATCCCTGCTTCTGATACTAACCAGTATAATCCTGGCGATGTCGTGCTGACGGCCGCAGTTGGTGCTGATGCCAACGGTATTCCGGCAGTCACGAAGAACACCACAGGTACGGGCGTGGTTCGTGGCGTGGTGATCGGTTGCCTCACAGCAAACCCGAACAACCCTTCGCTGGTCGGCACGAACATCGACCTGACGATCCAGAACATCCCGGCTACGAAAACCAAAGCATACTACGTGCTGGTGGTGGACGATCCGAAGGTGGTTTTCCAGATCCAGGATGACGGCATCACCACGGCCAACCTGGTCGCGGCAAGTGTGGGCCTCAATGCATCCTTCACTGTGACCAACCCAACGGCCCCTTCGCAGAACTCCGCAACGGTTCTCCTGTCGAGTTCCTTCGCAACCACCGCTGCGCTAACCGTCAAGCTCTTCGGCCTCTCCCAGATTCCGAATAACGCGTTCGGCGCTAATGCGACCTGGGATGTGATCTTCAACCAACACGAATTCCAAGGCAACACTGCCGGCGTTTAATTCGTAATCGCTAATTAAGGAGAATTACCATGCCAGGTATTGTCAATACAGGCTCCTACCCCAAGGGACTATGGGAAGGGGTAAAAAGCTGGTGGGATTCGGCAGCTCCGGGTGCCCCGGAGTTTGCCCCCATGATGTTCCGCAAGTACGAATCGGATAAGAACTACGAAGAGTACGTGCAGAGCGTTGGCCTGGGCCTTGCGGTGTTCAAGCCGGAAAGCCAGCCAATCAGCTACGACACGATGCAACAGGGTTTCATCACCCGTGGCACGAACGTAGCGTACGGTCTGGGGATCATTGTCACTCACGAAGAGTTGAAGGATAACCTCTACGTGAAGCTGACCCAGGGCCGTGTTGAGCGCCTTCGTCGGGCCTTCCGTGAAACGAAAAACATCAATGCCACGAATGTGTTCAATCGGGCCTTCAACTCCGCATATCTTGGCGGTGATGGGGTTTCCCTGCTGAACACGGCCCATCCGAACTTCTCGGCAGGCACCTGGCAGAATAAGATGGCTATCGATGCGGCGCTTTCGCAAGCAGCTGTTGAAGACATGCTGATCTTGATGATGCAGTCGAAAGACGATCGCGGGTATATCGAGCCGTTGTCTGGGGACAAGCTGATTGTCCATCCGAACAACATCATGAATGCTGATCGGATTTTGAAAACCGCCAAGGCTGTCGGAAACAACAACAACGATATCAACCCGATCAATACCGAAGGGTATTTGTCCGGCGGTCGTGTCAGCAATCCGTACCTGACGGCAGCCGATCCGTGGTTCATCACCACCGGCATTCAAGATGGCATGATCTGGCAAGAGCGTGAGCCGTTGGAGATCTGGGAAGACAATGACGCAGATACCCGGAACTACAAAGTAGGTGCCTACGAACGTTATACCTTCCTGTGGGCTAATCCGCGTGGTCTGTTCGGCAGCAACGCAGCCTAATTTTCCCCCGTGATTACTAATTTGTAATCCCGGTAGGAAACTACCCCTCAGGGGAGCTATTGAAGTTAGCCCTAGGCTACACTCTCGACAGCTCCCCTTCCTTATTTGGAGAACAGCATGCCTGCAAAACTCTCACGCACGACTAGAATGCCCTACGGCTTCACCAATGCCGCCTATCGTCAGACCATGGGTAATTCGGGAGTCCCCGATCCGACCTGGGCCCGCGTTATCGCTCTCGAATACATCAACAATGGCGATCTGACCGCTCTCACGGCGGGAGGTTCTGCTGTAATGGCTACCGCAACCGGTGTTGGTGGTTCCGCTACCCTCACGACCGGCGCGGCGGCTAATACTCTCGGAGCCTATGCCACTACCCAAGCCGTTTTCCAAGTCCCCACAGTCGCCAACAACCTCGGACGGATGTTCTTCAAGTGGCAAGGGTCGATCGACTCTCTCTTGGGGACTTTGCAAGTGGGCTTCGTCGCTTCGGCAGCCTCCAGCCCCCAAGGTGTCTACATCCAGTCGACCGTAACGACCGGCGCTCTGTCTCTGATTGTCAAGAATGGTTCTGGCACCACCACAGTCCCGTTCCCAGCAAACCTAGCTCTCGTTGCTGGAACTTCCGTCGAACTCGGAATTGAAATCGACACCCTCGGTAATGTCTTCGGTTATTACAATCCGACAACTGGGGCGGAACCCATCACCGGCACTGTCCCTTCCACCCCCATCGGCACGGTAGCTAATGGCCCGGTTGTCGCAGCTTACAACCAGCTCAATGGCGCCCTCACCGGGCTTTTCCTGCCGACAGCAGCTCTTTACACATCTCAAGGGGCAATCCCGACCACTGCCGTGGCCCGCGTCTTGACTGTCAACTTCTTCGTGGCCGTCCAAGAAGTCACCCCCAACTAATTAAGAGGCCGTCATGGCAAATTCAGTAACCATCCAAACGATCATCGACGGCCCTCGTAATGCAGTGGTAAAGATTACTGGAGTTCTCGATACGTCAGATGTAGCTCCGGTGCAGGTGGCAATTCCTGCAAACATGATGCATATTTTCCAGTCTCTACCTTTCCCTTTGCTGAAGATCGAGCATATTGACTACTCGATTGGGGCAAATCTGGAGATTATTCTTTCCTGGGGGCTTGCTGCAGGGGCCGGTCCGGGGGCCGCTATTCTCCCGATTGCCGGTCGTGGTCGGATGTCTTTTTATGACTTCGGGGGGCTGACCAACAACCAATCCCCGACCGATGGCAGTATCTGGCTGCAAACCACAGGCTGGGCAGCGACTCCCGATGCTGTTAATGTCTTCAGTGTGGTGCTGGAGCTTATCAAAACTGGTGGGATTGGGGTAGGAGTTAAATGATGACGAAAACTAAGCCAAAGCACAAACCTGCTCACCAAAAGCCTTCAGCACATCAGGTCAAAGGTGGGGTAGCCGCTATGAGCCGTGCTATGCACGCTCGCGTGGCTTCGGCAGGTGTCAAAACGAATCGGAAGTATAAAAAAGATTAAGGAATTGCGATGCCAACCTACAGCGGAACCTATAACTTTGCACTCACCGCTCAACAGTTGGTGACGGCAGCCTTGAACAAAACGGGAGCTTTTGACGAGTATGAAACCATACCGGCACAGGATCTTGCGAATGTCCTGCAGGCTCTTGAGATAATGGTTAAGGAGATGGCCCTGGATGGGATGCCCCTCTGGTGTCTGCAGGATATTGCCTTTCCTACGGTTGTCGGGCAGGCGACTTACAACCTGTCAACTATTACGGGCAGCACTCTCCCACTGCGGATTCTCGATCAGTATATCGTTGACCAGTCCGGAAATAGCGTCACCCTCGTCATGACCTCCCGGTATGATTGGAATACCCTTGGACAGAAATTTGCTCCTGGAATCCCTAATCAAGTGTGGTACAACCCCCAATTAGGGGCGGGGATTCTCACTCTTTATGATGTCCCCTCAGATAACACCCACACTATTCACGTAGTAACACAACTGCAAATGCAGGACGTGGGGGCGCTCACGAACAATCTCGCCTTTCCTCAGGAAGCCTACCGTATGCTGCTCTGGTGTCTTACTGATGAAATCTCCCTTGACTACAGCATGCCTCCTAACGAACGCCTAGAAGTCAACCAGAAAGCTACCGGATTTAAGGAAAAATTCTGGAATGCTGAGTTTGGGCAAGAACAAGCCAGTGTCTTCCTGACCCCCTCCGAGCGGAGTCGATAATGCGGACAGAAAACGATCTGCAAGACCTCCCCGTAACCTGGGCACATCCCATAGGTACACGTGACGGAACTCTAACCACTGACGCAAAAATGGTTAATTGTTTTACTGAAGCTACTGAAAATGGCAAAGGAACCATTATAAAGAGGCCTGGAACTGAGTACTATTCAGGAGCTTCTATCACGGGGACTGCGCAAGGCCAATTCTCCCACTTCGGAGCCAATTTCTTCATTGTTAACAATACCGCATATTCCTCATCGGCCAGTTCTGGGGCTGGAATTCCCATTCCTAGTGCTTTAATCCCCTATCAGCCTTTTGTTTCTTTAAGTTCCGAGGAAGCCGGAGCCCCGGCAACAGTAATTCAGGATCAATCAGGAAATCTGTGGACTTTTAATGGGGCTACTTTTACGAAAGTTACGGATGCCAATTACACTGGAACTGCCGTAGCACAGGGCATTGCCTATTTAGATGGTGTGTACTACGTGATACGTGTGGATGGGCAGGTGATTGGGAGCGCTATCAATGACCCGACAACCTGGCCTGCTTTGGATTTTGTACAAGCTGATGTAACTTACAATGCGGGAATGACGGTCCTTCGGCATCTCAACTACATCATTGGATTCTATGATCAAGGGACTCAGGTCTTTTGGGATGCTAACGCGGCTCCTAACGGGTCCGGGATTGCGCTCCAACCTGTTCTTAATGCCTCTTTCACCACCGGCTGTTTCAACGGAGCTACCGTAGTAGAACAGAATGACATTTCATTTTGGGTAGCGAATACGGCGAAGTATGGTCGAACGGTGCAGACTTTTCAGGGGCTGCAGATGGTCCCGATCAGCACTCCCTTCATTGAAAAGATTCTTAATCAGAATTCCGTGACAGTCCTTTCAACGATGTGGGCTTTCGGGATTCAAATCGCCGGACATATTTTCTATGTGCTGACTATCCCAGCATTGAACATCTCCCTGGCCTATGACGTAACAACTCAATTGTGGTCTACCTGGTCTTCTGTGGTTGGGGGAGTAGAACAATACTTTACAGGTCGGTTCTACCAGAAAGAAGAAGGCAGTTCTGGAGGGTTCGTAGGAGATTCGTTGCAGGATGTGTCAACGGGCCGTCAGATGCTCATGCTTCCTACCCTATACACCGATGCAACAGGGGCCTTGAATGTCACCTGCATCACCCCTCCCTACGATTGGAACACCTCCAATTACAAACGGATCAACTTCATGACGCAGATGGCAGATTCCATCAACACTTCAATTGGAATTTCCTTCAGCGACAACGACTACCAGACTTTCAGCACCCCAAGACAGATGGACCTCAATGGGCCTCGCAATCAACTTCGTAACTGTGGTCGCAGCCGTCGTAGAATATGGAAGATGTTCCATCAAGATAACACTCCGCTGCGGCTTTACGAGTGCCGTATGGATATGGATGTGTTGTCCAGATGATTGGCGAGTTTCCCTCATACTTTACTAATTGTTAATCCCGGTGAAAAACACAACTTATATTGCTGGTGGAGTATTCGCCAAAGAGTGGGTGGCAGGGAGAGTCGGTGCGTATATTGAACAGCACCAGCACTCCTTTGACCATCTGAGCTACCTAGCCTCCGGGATGGTGGAAGTGGAAGTTGAAGGGGAAAAGACAACCTACACTGGCCCGACTGGTATCCGTATCGCCGCCAGGAAAAACCACAAAGTCACCGCACTCACGCCCGATGTGCTTTGGCTCTGCATCCACGCAATCCCGGATGAAATGCGAGATGTCCACTTGATTGAAAAGGCTCTGGTCTCCGAATGAAAAATATCCTAACCATCGCCCGTGGGTTGAATGTGATTCCTTTGCTGCTGGAACTCCAGCGGCAGCCTCAACTGTGGAATCAGAATCGAGCGCGCACGGAAGACCCTTCCAGTCCCCACCATGAAGCTGACGATATCTGGGTCCGCTACGGGGCGGGAGAATCTGGCTACGGCGGACAACCCCACACCAGCGTATGGCTAGAAGCTGCTGACCTTCTCCCACAAGCCAAGGCCGACGCTCGTGCTATCCTCAACCTCGTTCGGGGGGACGCTCTCGGCGGCATTCTCATCACGCGAATCCCTCCGGGGCGTAGCGTGAAGCCTCATGTAGATCGTGGCTGGCATGCTCTCGAATATGACAAATTCGCTCTGCAAGTCGCTGCACACCCCCAACAAGCCTTTTGCTATGAAGAAGGGCAACACATCACAGCTCCTGGGGATCTTTACTGGTTCCATAACCAGGAGCAGCATTGGGTAATTAATGAATCTCCAGTCGAACGCATTACAATGATTGTCTGCGTGAAACTGGATAAACCATTTGGAGGTGCATAGTGCCTTGGGGAATTGCAGCAGCAGCTGTCGGGTCTGTCGCTGGTGCGGCAGCTACTTCAGCCTTTAGTGGTGGCAGCTCCGGAGCTTCTAGTGCTGCCAATGCGGCAGATCCTTTTGCCTCCCAACGGGGCCAGTATCAAGGAATGCTGTCGAATTTGATTAACAACCCCTCTTCGATTACCAGCCAACCTGGCTATCAATTTGGCCTAGATCAAAGCAACAAAGCGGTTGAGGGCAGCGCGGCTGCAAACGGTATGGTAAATAGCGGGAATGTACTGCAGGCTCTAAGTACCAACTCCCAGAACTACGCTGCCACTCAGCTAAATAACCAGGAATTGCTCCTTGCACAGCTTTCTGGTGCTAACGTAGGTTCTCCTGGAACTGCTGGTCAGATCCTTCAGGGGCAAAATACCTTGAATCAGCAAGCTGCCGGGACTGTTGGTAATGCTGTGGGGAGTGCGGTCACTTCTGGTATCAACGGTTTTAACTCTGGCAGTTATTCCGGGGGCAATCCATTCGCCTCTGACACTTCCGGTTTCGGTGCGGGTTCCAACTCCTACGGATTTTCTAGTGGAGTTACCGACCCTTCAGCTGGCGTCAGCTACGGCTTCGGCGTCTAACCAAGGGGAACTACTATGGCAATCGGCGGTTTCCTCCAGGGTCTTGGATTGGCTTACGGTCGTGATCTTATCTACGGCCAGCAATTCGAGCAAAAACAAGCCCAAACAGATCTGTTGAAAACTGAGGCTCAGCAAGCTCAGATGCAAACGCAGCAGATGCAGCAGCAGATGAAGACTAAGCAAGACATCGGAGCTTTTCTGAAGTCGCAAACTGACTTGGAAGGGGCGGACGCTGCTCTGCCATTGAATCAGGCAAAGATGTATAGTAAGGCTGCGGGTTTGGCGGCTTCCCAGGGGGATCTGGCCTCTGCAAAAGAAATGACCGACTTGTCGAAAGAAGCCGGTCAGGAAGCCATGCAGCAAGCGAAAGACCTCGCAGCACAGCAATCTTTAAAGAAGGAAGACCTGGCAAATACTGCTGACTCTTTCCTCAATAACCCAACTCGGGAAGGTGGGAATGACCTCGTCCGCAAGGCTGTTGCAGCTGGAGTTGATCCGACAACAATCCCACTCCCGAATTCTCCTGCCTTTGGGGCATGGGTAAACCAGCAAAAACTCGCTGGTATGGACAGCAAATCCCGTGCAGAGTTCCTGCAGAAAGCTGCCGATACGAAAGCTCGCCGGGAAGAGCAATGGCAAATCCACGCGGATAATGTCGATTTAAAACGGGCACAGATGCAGCAAACCGCACAATTCCGTGAGATGGAGATTGGGTTGCGGAGGGATTCTATTGAGGCTAGAAGAGACAGCGGTCCTGATCATTTAGACATTGGCGGCGCTATCTATGAAAAGGATAAAACGGGGGAACTCAAAGGAGAACGCCTTGCCACCGATCCACGCTACGTCAAACTTGGAAATAAGATTTCGGCTACGCAAGAAAACAACACAGTAGCCACAGGCAAAGCTGCAGCTAACGTGGCGCGTGACCTGAACCAAATGGCACGGTTCCCGACAGGCACTGCCAGCAGCCCGTTCTCCCACATCACGGACCATGATTTCTTGTCCTCGATCGAAAAGACCGGTAGCAATGCGCTGACTCCCGAGCAAGTTCAAATGTTCGGCACGTCGGCTGCAGGCCTCTCTACTGAACTCGCCCGAGTCCTAACCCTCGGCGGTGGGCGTGGGGCCAATCAGTCGGTCATCAACGAAATCAAGACCTTCACAACTCCGACTGCGGGGGACACCAATCTGGAAGCAGCCTACAAGATGTCCACAGCTGCCCAGATGGTGAAAACCACAATGGATAACACTCCCCCGCCCTCAGATCAGAGTGTTCGGAAGGGTTGGGATGCAACGAAGGCTTCCGTCGATTCTTTTCCGACCCCGGAGCAGATCCTGGCAGCAGCCTCTGGGAAAGAGAAGAAGAAGCTGGCTGCTATGACCGGGACTTACTCGGATCTGCTGAATAAGGTGCAAGATGCTGCAGCTTCTAACAATGCGGAGGCATTGCCAGGTGGTAAAGATGCCGGTGCCGGAACTTCAGCCCCCCCGATTCCGGCCGGTTGGTCAGTTAAGGAGCATTGAATGCCAGATTTCACTTTTAATTCTCCTGAGGGAAAGTCGTATACCGTCTCCGGCCCCGAAGGTTCTACCAAGGAGCAGGCCTTCCAGATCCTTCAACAGCAGATTTCTTCGGGCACAGCTAAAGAAGAAAAACCCGCAACCACGGCTAAAGAACGCGTGCAGCAGGGTCTCGCCAATCTTAAGCCAAATTTACCTACTACTGAAGATGGAAAGCCGGTTCCTTCCCCTACTTTTAAGTCTGCTTTAGAGGCTATCGGAACTAGCACAGCTCTGGGAGGGGCCCTTGGAGCAGTAAGCCCTGAATTGCTAACTGCCGCGGGCTATGCAGCCAACTTCATCCCAGACGTAGGCCCGGAAATTGGGACAGCTCTGATGGAAGCAGGAGCTGCAGCGCGCTCTGCCCGATTGGCAACAGCGGCTGAGGGTGCTCTTTCGGGAGGGGTCTCCGAAACCGCAGGGCAAACAGCTGAAGCAAAGGGTGCTAATAAACCAGTTGCTGATGCGGCCCGCTTGGCTGGTGGGATGGTTACTCCAGGAGTGGGGGCTCTCGCCAGCAAAGCCGAAGGCCTCTTCGGAGCCGTGGCGAAAACCCTCGGAGTGGCGAATACCCCCGCTAACGTGGCAAAGGCGGCGGCTACTTTGCGTGGTATCGAGGATGCGGGGGCACCGGCTAACGCCCTTCATCAGATGCTCCAGCATGGGGCGGATGCTAACATCCAAGCAGCACAATCCGCAGGCGACAAAGTAATGGCTGACGCCCGACAACGTGCAACCGATGTAGGAGCCCAAGATGCTAAAGCTGCTCAGAAGGTTCTGGACGATGGTAAAAAACGTGCCGATCAGATTGTTGCTGAAGCTCGTCAGCGCGCTGCTGAATTGAATAAAGCCTCGGGAAATCGGATGGCTACGGCCGGGAAGGTGCTGGCGCAGGCAGAGCCCGCGTTGCGGGTGGTTGGGCAGCCGAGAGAGCTATCTGACATCGGCTCCGAACTGCAAACTGCGGTGAAATCCCAGCATCAAGCAGGTCTCGACGCGCGACAAGCTGACTACAATGCGCTGAAAACCCAACGAGATGAGATAGTAAAGAGCAAGGAACAAGCTGGGGAAACCGTCGATCAAATCCCTGCAATGAGGGGCTTGAAAGACTACATCAAGACCAAGACCGATGCGAAGATCTCCCCCCGACCGACTACGGATCAGGGGATCTTGCGAGTGTATGGACAGGTGAATGAGGCGATTCAGAATCCCTCGTTTAAGGCTCTTGACCAAGTCCGCCGTAAACTAGGCGATGTGATTGGTGGGAAAGATGTGGAAGGCTACTCGGCCATTTCGAAAGACGTAGCTGGCAAGCTCTACTCCAAAATCTCCGACGTGCAGAAGGAATTCGCCGG